GTGCGATTGTGTGTCCTAGGAGATGACAATATTTTCAATGTGTCTCTGGATTTTAGGCAAATCTTCAATGAGCTTACAATTTGCGAGCTTATGAAAGATCTTGGTTTAACATATACCACAGATTTGAAAGTTACTGCCACTGTACCGTTCAGGCCCTTAAATGAGCTGAATTTCCTAAAACGAAAGTGGAGATTTGAGCAATCCAAAGGTCTGTTTGTTGCACCAATTGATACAGACACGCTGATCAATATGGTTATGTGGACCCATGACAATGGAGATCCTCAACTCTTGAGGGAGAGAGTTGATCAATGTAGAAGAGAGTGGGCATTACATGGAGAAAAATCATTCAATGAAAATTTTATTCCAATGTATCGTCAATTCATTTCCTTTTATGAAGAAGACCCAAATAGTATAATGACTATCGATTGGAAGCAGAGCTTAAGCGATGCTTGCAGTGGAGAGTACGGTTACTAATCCCCACAAGACTGTGGAAAGTCGTTAAACTATCCTCGTTGGTGAGTCACCCCTAAATTTCTGGTTACGAAATTTTGTTTTTCACTTTGGATATAAAAGAAAACAATTTACACGCTTTAATTTAGGAAAGTTTCAAGGGTTTATTTAAACTTACCTTCTCAATGTCTTGAAATGCAGATTTTTATATAGAGAAATATCCTCGATCTCTGAGTTTGAACCAGCTCTTAGATTTAAAAATTGGTTTGCTGAACACAAAACCAACAATTATGAGTCAGTTTCTACTGATTCACCGTCGCACACTGAAGGTATCGTCGTCTTTAAAGATGATGCTATCGTCAACCATGAATCCATCACCAATTACACCGCTCTGGACAATGAACTTGTTGATCACGTCATAAATGAAATGAGTATTAAATCATTTCTTGAGAGACCTGTTTTCATTTCTAGAGGAAAGTTTCAATCTACTGATACTGTTTCTACTAGTGGTTTCGATTTTGGTAACTGGCCTCAAGATTTTTTATCTGCTGTCCCTATGTGGAAAGAAAAACTTCGAGGTTATTATGGACTTAGAGCTACTTTAGTCGTAAGACTTGTAGCCAATCCTAATCCTTTTCAACAGGGTCGTTACATGTTATGCAATATATCATGTGCCGGCTCTTCTGTCAACACTAACACTTGGGTGAATGCACACATCACATCCAGGGCACAGCGTTCTCAGTTACCACATGTTGAATTCGATTTACAATGTGACACAGAAGCCATACTTGAAATTCCTTTCGTTTCTAATTCAAATTTTTATCCCCTAAACGTTGTTGCTGGAAGTGGAGTTAGCGTGCTCAATAGAGTGCGTTTATTTCCTTATGTTCCATTTTCAACCGGAACGGGTACAAATTTTTGCACTTGGACACTTTTTGGATACATGAAAGATGTAGAGCTTATTGGTGCTGCC